TGAAAAAGTAAGTCCAACATATGCTTTTAATTCAACTGTTGAGAATGAGATTATAAAAAAAGAAAGAGATATTACTAGATTGAAAAAACTGAAAAAAGATAAAGAAATAGAAAAGAAGAAAATAGAAAATGCACTTACATGCTTAGATATAAGAGAAGAACATTTTTTTAAACTGTTTTATAATAGCAGAATGAAAAATAGTATGGTTTATATATCCTTAGAGATGAACTCAGATAGGAAAACATGTAGATGTGTAAGGGAAAGATTAGTGTATAAAGTTATGGATATGCTTTATCCAAGAATTAAGGAAAATGAACTCCCATTATTTAAAAATTAGAAAATTCCCCAGTTTTTCCCCAGAAATTCCCACTTTATTCCCTACTTTCTCCCCTTTTTGATTAAAAAAGCATGAGATAATAGTATTGTGGAAATAAAGATTTCCCTCTCAAAACTTAATATTTGACTAGGGTATAAGGGATTGCCCTAGTCACTACGAACAGACTAGGCAGGGCGTGAGGACGCTGTTAGTTCAATTCTAACTATGTTCAAATATTAATCAACGTATACACTAAAAGTAGAGAAATTGAGGGCAAAATTTTATATTTTGTATCTTAATTCAGAAGTCTAAAAATCGGGTGGGGCTTGGTAACCTCACTCACCATGCAGGTACTGGTGTCTAGTCTAAGTTCGATTCTTAGAACCTGCGACATAATATATGTATCTCCCTACTAAAAATGCTAAGTTTACTCCAAACTTAGCATTTTAATTTTTAAAAAGAAAAAAGAAATTTTTATTGTCATAATACTATTTGTTTAGGTATATTATAATGTGCATACTTAAAATTAAATACTTAGCAAGCATTTGAATTAATATACATAAGATATATGACATAATTTTTTATAGTGTAAGTTATTTAAATTAATTATAAATAACAGTAATTTTATTATATAAAATGTACATATTGTGAATAATAATAATAAAATCATGTACAAAATGCCAACTGATAATTCCTCGAAATATATTGCATATTTAACGTAACGTCAGTATAATTAAATTATAATAGTGAAGTGGAAGGTGGTACTTATGGCTACAAAAAGTATTTTAAAAAATGTAGATGTAAGAAAAAAGGCATTTGGAAGAAATCTAGTATCAGCTCTAGAAAATGCTAAAAATAAACAAGAAAAAGAAGTTGTATTAAGTAAAAAATGTTCAGAAGTACCAAAAGATAAAATAAAGGATATATTCGGGAGATTTTAATGAGTGGCTATTTAATTGTAAACTTAAGTAATATGCTAGGAGAGCTGGAGGAAGAAGAAGTTAAAAAAATTCTCTCCAGTTTTTCTTGTCCCCTTAATAAAGATGTAGAAGAATTTTTAAAAAACAAAGCTATTGAATTTTCTAAACAGGGTTTGGCTAGTACACATTTAGTGCTAACTTCTTATAAAGGCAAGCCTGTTATAGTTGGATATTTCACTCTAGCTAATAAGTATTTTACAATAAAAAGAAAAACATTATCAAACTCTTTAGCTAGGAAAATAGTGAAGTTTGGACAATACAATGAAGAACTAAGAAGATATATTATTGGAGCACCTTTGATAGGGCAAATAGGAAAGAATTATTCAAATAATTATAATAAATTAATCAAGGGTGATGAACTTCTAAAAATTGCATGTGACAAGATAAAAGCAGTACAGTTAGATATGGGTGGGAAAATAGTGTACCTTGAATGTGAAGATAAACCTAAATTAATTGAATTTTATAAGGATAATGGATTTGTAGACTTTGGAAAAAGAAGCCTTGATAAAGACGAAACAGATTCGTTAGATGGGGACTATTTAGTTCAAATGTTGAAATATCTAAAAAAATAAAAGTACATAAAATCTAAAATGACTATCTTGATAGATGGTCTTTTTTTATACAATAAATTAAAAGGAGAATGAAATTATGGAGATTAAGAAAAACACACAAGATGTAGTATCAGAAAGAAAAAATTCCCTAGATTCTGAATTCAAGATACCTGCAAGTGGTGTGTGTTATATGGCTGAGTTTATAAAGGAATCTAGGGAAATCATAAAAGAATTAGATAAACATTTTGAAAGTTGTCTAGATGTTTTATCTAAGGCAAGACTCTAAATATTTTGAATATGCTGAATCAAGCATGGTTTGCCAATCTGGGAAATCAGTATTTTTAACTATAAATAAATCAAATTCATTATCAGGAATAGCTAAAAAGTCTTCTTCTGAATTGACTATGTAATTACCAAATGCAAGTAGTTCATCAAAAGAATCAAAATTAGTGTGTTGGTTCATAAATTTCTTGCTAAGAATTATTGTGCGAATCTTATCAAAGTCAGGTTTTAAATTTTGTTCCATTCTTTCAATTTTCTTTTGAAATTGCTTTAAATTTCTAATGTCAATATTTTTACTCATAAGAACACCTCCTTTCAATAGAATATTAGCATAAAATTGTGGTGAATTCTGCTATTGTCGAACGATTGTTGAAGGATATTGTATAATAACATAGAATTTACTATACTATAAGGAGGTGATTATGTGGGATTTGAGATAAGTGGTAATTTGAATTTTGACAGTGTTATTGATGATTTAAAAAAAGAAGTTGAAAATAACCCTACTATATTTACATCACAAAATGTTGGAAATAAGTTCAAAGAAAAATGTAAAATATGCGAAAAAATATCTGAATTTGAAATACTAGAAGATGGTAAAGTTAAATGTTTAGAATGTGGGACTGAATTTGAATTGAATCTTAAAGTAGAGTAAACAAAAAAAGAATCTCAATTATGAGGTTCTTTTTTTATTCCCAAAACAAACAAATAAAGAGGTGGTGATGTGCAAGATGTCAAAGAAAAGGTAAAACAAGATTACTTAAAAGGAATGAAACAAAAGGAAATATCATCAAAGTATGACATTAGCTTAAACACTTTAAAGTCATGGATAAAAAGATACAACTGGGCTAGTGAAAAAAAGAAGGGTGCACCTATAAATAAAAGAGGTGCACCCTTTTCTAATAAAAATTCAGTTGGTCATGGTGCTCCAAAAGAGAATAAGAACGCTGAAAAGTTTGGTTTCTTCTCAAAATATCTACCCGAAGAAACTAGGGAATTGATACAAGAAATATCCATAAAAGATAAATTTGATATTCTTTGGGAGCAGATAACAATCCAATACGCAGCAATAATAAGAGCACAAAAGATAATGTATGTTAAAGACAAGGAAGAAATGATTAAAGAATTAAAGAAACATGAAAGTACAGAAAATGGAGAGAAGATAGAGTATGAATTTCAATTTGCATGGGATAGGCAAGCATCTTTTCTTAATGCACAGAGTAGAGCTATGAGTGAACTTAGAAGTTTAATTAAACAGTATGATGAAATGATTCATAAGGATTGGAATTTGGCTACAGAGGAGCAGAAAACAAGAGTTGAGAAGTTGAAATGTGAAGTTGATAACCTAAGTAAAGATGATATTGGAGATGATGAGTTGAAAATAAGTGTAGATTATGGTGATAGAAATGATAGTTAGAGTAAATTTTAATCCAGATTTCAAGGAAGCTAATTTTACTAAAAAAAGATACAGAGCAATGAAAGGTTCAGCAGGGAGTGGAAAATCTGTTAATGTAGCACAAGACTATATACTAAAGTTAGGAGATAAGAAGTATCAAGGAGCTAATCTATTAGTAGTTAGAAAGTCAGAAGCTACACATAAGTATTCAACGTATGCAGAGCTTACAGGAGCTATAAATCGTATTTATGGTAAACAAGCTGATAAGTATTGGAAAACTACTTTAAATCCTTTAGAAATTAAGAGTAAAGTTACTGGTAACTCTATAATTTTCAGAGGAGTTAATGATGCAAAACAAAGAGAAAAATTAAAATCAATTAACTTCTCGAAAGGAAAATTAACATGGGTTTGGTGTGAAGAAGCTACAGAACTTATGGAAAGTGACATAGACATACTAGATGACCGTTTAAGAGGTATTTTAACTAATCCTAACCTATACTATCAAATGACATTTACATTTAATCCAGTCTCAGCTACTCATTGGATAAAAAGAAAGTATTTTGACTATAAAAATGATGATATATTTACTCATCATAGTACTTATCTACAAAATAGATTCATAGATGAAGCTTACTACAGAAGAATGCAAATGAGAAAAGAGCAAGACCCAGAAGGGTACAAAGTCTATGGTCTTGGAGAATGGGGAGAAACTGGTGGAGCAATACTTAAAAATTATGTTATACATGAATTTACTACAGAATTTGAGTATTTTGACAATATGAGGTTATCACAAGACTTTGGATTTAACCATGCAAATGTAGTACTTAGAATTGGCTTTAAGGATGGAGAGTTATATATATGTAACGAAATATATGTACATGAAATGGATACCTCAGAAATCATAAAGATTGCAAATAGTATAGGTTTAGAAAAGACTCTATTTATGTACTGTGATAGTGCTGAACCAGATAGAATTAAGATGTGGAAGAATGCAGGATATAAAGCTAAAGGAGTTAAAAAAGGGCCAGGAAGTGTTAAAGCTCAAATAGATTATTTGAAACAATTAAGAATACATGTACATCCTAGTTGCACTAATACCATAAAAGAAATACAACAATGGAAATGGAAACAAGACGAAAGAACTGGATTATATCTTGATGAACCAGTTGAGTTTATGGATGATGCAATGGCTGCTCTTAGATATTCTATAGATAATAAGCTTAAAAATAATGGAATAAGCTTCTTAAAGTAAAGGAGGTGTTAAATATTTATATAAGTGAAACAGATTTAATAAAAGTTCAGTTAAAAAAAGAGAGCACCATTAACCTAGTAAAAGTCATAGAACACTACATCTTAAAGCATAGACCAGAAAAATATAAACAAGGAGAAGAATACTATTATGGTAATACTGATGTAAACAATAAGAGAAGATATTATCTCTTAGATGGAGCTAAGGTTGATGATTTTACTAAAGTTAATAATAAAGCAATTAACAACTACCATAAGCTTTTAGTTGACCAAAAGGTAGGCTATAGTGTCGGAAATCCCATAGTATTTAATGCAGATGATGATAATCTCACTAAGCTTTTAAATGACTTACTAGGAGAAGAGTTTGACGATACAATAACAGAACTATATCTCAATGCTAGTAATAAAGGGGTTGAATGGTTACATCCATATATTAATAGAAAAGGTGAGTTTAAATATGTAATAATTCCAGCTGAAGAAGCAATTCCTATTTGGGATAGTAAAAGACAGAGGGAATTAGTTGCATTTATTAGGTTTTATTATATTGAAGATATAGATGGAAATAAAATAAAAAGAGTTGAGTACTACACAGAAAATGACATAACTTACTTTATTGAAAGAGGTAATAGTTTTATTCAAGAATTTTTATATGATGAATATGGAAAAATGACTGATATACAAGAAGGTCATTTTAGAATAAATAACAAAGAACAGGGATGGGGTAAAGTTCCATTTATACCTTTTAAAAATAATGAAAAGTGTGTCTCAGATTTAACTTTCTATAAATCATTAATAGATATATATGACAATAATATTTCTACACTAGCAGATAACTTAGATGAAATACAAGAGGTTATTTATGTATTAAAAGAATATCCAGGAACAAGTCTACAAGAGTTTATAGATAATATAAGATACTATAAATCAATTAAAGTAGATGGTGGAGGTGGAGTTGATAAACTAGAGATAAATATACCAGTTGAAGCTAAAAAGGAGCTTCTTGATAGATTGGAAAAGAATATAATTATCTTTGGTCAAGGAGTTAATCCAGAATCTCAAAACACAGGTGACAAATCGGGTGTAGCACTTAAATTTTTATATTCATTACTGGACCTTAAATGTTCTAAGACTGAAAAGAAGTTTAAAAAAGCAATTAGAGAGCTTTTATGGTTTGTGTGTGAGTATTTAAAGATAAGTGGTAGTAAGAGCTATGATTATAAAACAGTTCAAATTACTTTTAATCACTCTATGATAATAAATGAAGCTGAAAAGATAGATATGGCAGCTAAATCAACTGGAATTGTATCAGATGAAACTATTGTTTCTAACCATCCTTGGGTCGAGGATGTAAATGACGAACTTGAGAGACTTAAAAAACAGGAAGATACTCAAAAAGAGTATGATGATTTAATTCCTAATAATCAAGATGGTGTTATAGATGAAACATAAAGATTATTGGAGGAAGAGATTTGAACAATTAGAAGAAGCTCAAAATAACAAAAGTGTAAAATATTATCTTGAATTAGAAAAGCAATATAAACTAGCTATGAATAGTATAGAAAAAGATATATTAGCATGGTACAACAGATTTGCCAAAAATGAAGGAATATCTTTATTAGAAGCTAAGAAACTACTAAATACAAGAGAACTAGAAGAGTTTAAATGGAGTGTCGAAGAATATATTAGACATGGTAAAGAAAATGCTATAAATCAAAAGTGGATGAAAGAGTTAGAAAATGCTAGTGCAAGAGTTCATATAACAAGACTTGAAGCTTTAAAGTTACAAATACAGCAACAAGTGGAAGTGCTTTATGGAAATGAACTTGATGGTATTGATAAATTAATGAGACATATTTATACAAGTGGATATTATCATGCAGCTTTTAATGTTCAACAAGGAGTAAACGTTGGTTGGAGTTTAATGAATCTTGATACTAATAGAATAAATAAAGTTATCTCTAAACCATGGACTAGTGATGGATTAAATTTTAGTGAAAGGATTTGGGGCAAACATAGACCTGCTTTAATTAATGAGTTACATACTAAGCTAACTCAATCAATTATTAGAGGTGAAAATCCAAAGAACCTAGTAAATGACTTTTCTAAGAGATTTAATGTATCTAAATCACAAGCTAAGAATTTGATAATGACTGAATCAGCTTTCTTTGCATCAGCTTCAAGAAAAGATTGTTTCAATGATTTAGATGTAGAGAAGTATGAGATTATTGCCACACTAGACTTAAAAACATCAAATATATGTAGAGAGTTAGATGGAAAAGTATTTGATATGAAGGATTATCAAGTTGGAGTTACAGCTCCACCATTTCATTGTCGTTGTAGGACAACAACAGCTCCTTGGTTTGAGGATGAAGAAGGTTACAGAGCAGCAAAAGGAGAAGATGGAAAAACATATTATGTACCATCTAGTATGAAGTATAATGAGTGGTATGAGAAGTATGTTAAACATAATAGTATCTTAGAAATAAAAAATAGTGCTATAATAGATAGCATAAAAGAAGATATTAAAAATGGTAAATATAATTTAAATATTCATGATGGGAAACAAGGAAAACATTTAAAAGAGCATAATAATTATATAGAAGGAAGAAGCTATTTAACTATAACAAAAGAAGAAGCTCAAGAACTTGTGAATAAGCATGCTGGCAATGGAATCATAAAATTTAATCGAAGTGGAGAATGGGATAAAAAAGAACTTATAGAAGTTGATAAGAATATAGGGGTCAATGTTAATAATATTACGGGTGAAAAAACTCTTACAAATAAGTTTAAGATACATTATTCCAAAACTGGAACACATATAGTACCAGCTTTATAAGGAGGAAAAATAAAATGAAATTATGGGAATATGTAGGGAAAAATGTTCAAATAACTTGTGTAGATAAGCAAATAATAAGAGGAAAGTGTGATGGATATACACAAGCTTTAGATAATGAACCAGAAATAGCAAGTATATCAATAGCTAGGGATGGTTATGGAATTGAAGTTTATGAAAATGAAATAGAATCTATCGAAAATATAAATAAGGAATGACTAAGCATGTACTTAAAAATAAGTAGATGCTTTTATTTTGTAAAAAATGAAAGGAGAAATTTAAAATGGATTGGTTAAAAGAATTGCTAGAAGGAATAAAAATAGAGGATAACAAGATTGATGTAGCTTCTTTACAAAAGTCTATAGAAAAGAAAATAAAAGAGACTACAATTACTCAAGAAGATTATACAAATCTTGAAACACAGCTTAATACAGCTAATGAAACTATTAAAAAGTTTGAAGGAGGTATGACAAAAGAAGATGTAGAGAATCTAAAAACAACTTATGAAACTGATAAGAAAACTTTGGAAGAAACCTACAAAAAAGAAATTGAAGAAAAGGACTTTAATTACTGGTTAAATGATGCTTTTAAGTCTATTAAATGTAGGGATGAAATAGCGTTAAAAGCTCATTTAGATATAGAAGCACTAAGAAATAGTAAAGATAGACAAAAAGCTTTTGAAGAGCAAATAAACCCTTTGAAACAGGATAAAGATTATTTGTTTAATGCAACACTAGAAGGTGAAGAGCCTAAAATAGATACTATAACACCAGGGCAAGAGCCTAAGATAAATGATTTTGGTTTTAATTTTACTGGGGTAAGACCTCATGAAAATAATAATAAATAGGAGGAAATAAAATGGCAGCACTAAATTATGCAAAAGAATATTCAAATGTTTTAGCACAAGCATATCCTTATACTTTAAACTTCGGGGATTTGTATGCAACACCAAATAATGGAAGATATAGATGGACTGGTTCTAAAACAATAGAAATACCAACTATATCTACAACTGGAAGAGTAGATTCAAACAGAGATACAATAGCAGTAGCTCAAAGAAACTATGATAATGCTTGGGAACCTAAGGTATTAACTAATCAAAGGAAATGGTCAACATTGGTTCATCCAGCAGATATAAACCAAACTAATTATGTGGCTTCAATAGGCAATATAACAAAAGTATATAATGAGGAACAAAAGTTTCCAGAGATGGATGCTTACTGTATATCTAAAATATATGCTGATTGGACCGCATTAGGTAATACAGCAGATACAACTGTTCTTACAACAACAAACGTATTAGAAGTATTTGATAAGTTAATGGAAAAAATGACAGAAGCTAGAGTACCTGAAAATGGAAGAATATTGTATGTTACTCCAGTAGTAAATACACTTATCAAAAATGCAAAAGAGATACAAAGAACAGTAAATATAAAGGATGCAGGAACTTCTCTTAATCGTCAAACAACTGATATTGACACAGTTAAAATAATTAAAGTACCATCTAATCTAATGAAAACTGCATATGATTTTACAACTGGATGGAAAGTAGGAGCAGGAGCTAAACAAATCTTTATGTCCTTAGTTCACCCAAGTGCAATAATTACACCTGTTTCTTATCAGTTCTCTAAGTTAGACGAACCAACAGCAGTTACAGAGGGAAAATACTTCTACTTTGAAGAAAGTTTTGAGGATGTATTTATATTAAATAAAAAAGCTGATGCAATACAATTTGTTGTTGAAGGAGCTGGAGCATAATGGCACAAGTAAGGAAATTAAATAGAATATTAACCATAGAAGAGTGTAAAATAGATGATTTCTTAGAGATGGGATATGATTTGATAGATGAAACTGGTAAGGTAGTAAGGTATGGCAAGTCATTAAATGTAAAAGATTTAATAGCTGAAAATAATATTTTAAGGTCAAAAGTTGAGTCTTTAGAAGAAGAAAATAAGCAGCTTAAAGAGAAAAATAAACTTACTAAAAAGTAGGTGAAAATTATGGGAAATAATATAATTGATGATATAGAAAAAAGACTTGAAAGTTTTGGATATATATTAAAAGATGGGGATAAGTGGTTAATAGATTTTGTAAGAGAAAAAATAGAAAATATTATTAAACTAGATTGTAATATAAAAACTATGCCAATTGAATTGAAAGAAATTGAAGCTGATATGATAGTTGGAGAGTTCTTATTTACCAAGAAAAATATGGGGCAATTAGATATAGAAAGCATTAACTTTGAAGCTGTAGAAAAGTCTATATCAGAAGGTGATACAAAGGTAGATTTCGCTATAGGAAGTGGCTCTCAAACACCAGAACAACGCTTTGATAGCTTAATAGCTTATCTTACTGCTTATGGTAAGAATAAGATATTAACCTTTAGGTGCTTAAGATGGTAAGTAAAACTAGAAAAGCAATAGAAATGTTATATAGATATAAATGTACTATAGTTGAGTATCAGCCAATCAAAGACCCTGTAACAAAACGAACTAACAATAAAGAAGTGATTGTATTAGAAAATCAACCATGCAAGCTTTCATATAAAAATATAGTTTCTGCTACAGAAGGAAAATTAGCTAAGCTAGAGCAAACTATTAAACTCTTTATATCTCCAGATATAGAAATTAAAGCAGGTTCAAAACTTATTATAAATGATAAAGAGTATGTAAGAAGTGGAGAATCAGCTATATATCCAAATCATCAAGAAATAATACTTGAGTTATTTAAGGATAAAGCATAATGGCTAGATGGGGCAGTGTTGATTTTAGAGAGTTTAAAAGAGTTTGTAAAAAGATGGAGAAGCTTACAAAGATTGATTTAGATAAGTTTTGCAAAGATGCAGCAAGAGAATTAGCAGCAAGACTCTTAGGAAAAGTAATTAGAAGGACACCAGTTGATACAGGATTCTTAAGACAAGGATGGAATGGAGTGGCTTATGCTAGGTCGCTTCCTGTGTATAAACAAGGAAATAATTATATTATAGAGGTTGTTAATCCGACTGAATATGCAAGTTATGTAAATTTCGGGCATAGAACTAAAGACGGAAAAGGTTGGGTTAAAGGACAACATTTCTTAACAATTTCAGAGATGGAACTACAAAGCCAAGTTGATAAGATTATAGAGAAAAAGTTATTAATATTACTTAAAGGAGTATTTGATGCTTAATAATATTATAGATGGAATATCAGTAAAGTTAGATAAATCATTTGGAGAAAAATATACAATTTATAGTGAGGATGTAGAGCAAGGTATTAATGAACCTTGTTTTTTTATTGTTCCTTTAAATCCAAGCAAGACACCATATCCAAGCGGGAGAGAATTAAAGAAAAATTCTTTTGATGTACATTATTTCCCTCGTTCAGAAGCTAAGAATTTTGAAATAAATGAGATAGCTGAGATGTTACTGGAAGAATTAGAGTATATAGAAATCAATGGAGATTTAGTTAGAGGCACAAATATGAATTTTGAAATTATAGACAATGTTCTTCACTTCTTTGTTGATTATAACTACTTCACTATAAAGAGTAATAATGCAGATAAAATGAATACAGTAGAGTTATTCGGTGGTTTGAAGAGAGGTGATAATTTTGAGTAAGACATTAAGCAAAGGAACCGATTACAAGTTTACTAAGGAGCAGATAGTTAATTCTAAGAAGTATGTAAATAGAAAAGACTTATTAAATGCAATTTTAAAAGAAAATGAGTTATATTCCTTCTCAGAAGTAGAGGATAGAATAAATAAATTCATGAAAGGAGTGAGTTAGATGGCTTTAGGTGGAGGAACATTTGTAACACAGAATAAAGTATTACCAGGTAGCTATATAAACTTTGTAAGTGCCACAAGGGCAACCAGTTCACTTAGCGATAGAGGTATTGTTGCAATGCCTTTAGAACTTGATTGGGGAATTGATGAAGAAGTATTTCAAGTGACTAGTGATGATTTTGAGAAGTATTCAACTAAGTATTTTGGATATGATTATACACATGAGAAGTTGAAAGGTTTGAGAGATTTATTTAAAAATATAAGGCTAGGATATTTCTATAAATTAAATAAAGGTGTTAAAGCTAGTTGTAGTATTGCTACAGCTAGATGCAGTGGTATAAGAGGTAATGACTTAAAAGTTATAGTAACAACAAATATAGATGATAATGCTAAATTTGATGTTGTAACACTTTTAGATAATAAGAAAGTTGATACTCAAATAGCTAAAGTTATTACAGAACTGCAAGATAATGATTATGTCACTTGGAAGAAGGAAGCAACATTAGAGGCTACAGCAGGATTAACTTTTACTAATGGAACTAATGGTGAAGCTGTGACAGGAACAGAGTATCAAGCTTTTCTTGATAAGATAGAAAGTTACTCATTTAATGCACTAGGATGTTTGGCTACAACAGCAGAGATTAAAAGTTTGTTTGTAGAGTTTACTAAGAGAATGAGAGACAAAGTTGGGGCTAAGTTTCAAACTGTATTATATAAAAAGAATGATGCAGATTATGAAGGTGTAGTATCTGTTGAAAATAAGATTAAAGATACTGGATTATTAGAATCTAGCTTAATTTACTGGACTACTGGAGCTATAGCAGGATGCGATATAAATAAATCTAATACTAACAAGCGATATGATGGTGAATTTGATGTAGATGTTAATTACACTCAAATACATTTAGAAGAAGCTTTAAAAACTGGTAAGTTTATATTTCATAAGGTTGGAGATGAAGTTCATGTATTAGAGGATATAAATACTTTTGTTAGTTTTACAGATGAAAAGAATGACGACTTTTCAAGTAATCAAAGTGTTAGAGTACTTGACCAGATTGCTAATGATATAGCGACTTTATTTAATACAAAGTACTTGGGTGAAGTACCAAATGATAAATCTGGTCGTATCTCGTTTTGGAATGATGTAGTTAAGCATCATGAACAACTGCAAAATATGAGAGCAATAGAAGATTTCAAAGCTGATGATGTTTCTGTAGAACCTGGAAGCGACAAGAAGACTGTTGTAGTAAGTGATGCTGTAAAAGTTATTAGTGCTATGAGTAAGCTTTATATGACTGTTTCAGTTAGTTAACAATAAGAAAGGAGAATAATAATGGCACAACAAATAAAAGCAAGAGATACAATAAGTGCATCTAAGGCAGAGTGTTTTGTAACTATAAAAGGTAAAAGATATAATTTTATGCAAGCTATTAACTTAGAAGCTAAAATGGAAAAGATAAGAGTGAGATACCTATATTAGGTAGTACTACAAAAGGAAATAAATCAACAGGAAGTAAATATTCAGGAAATGCAACATTTTATTATAATACCTCTATATTTAGAGAATTGTTGTATGAGTATAAAGAAACTGGTGAGGATATTTACTTCGATATACAAATTACCAATGAAGACCCAACAAGTTCAGTGGGTCGTCAAACTATAATACTGGAAGATTGCAATATGGACTCAGGCATAATTGCTAAATTTGATGCTGATGGGGAGTATTTAGATGAAGATATGGATTTTACTTTTGAGAATTGGAAATTAGTTGAGAAATTTAATATAGCAAATGGTATGGAGTAAAATACACATTTATGATTTATGTATGTGTATTTTTTATTTATAAGAATAGGAGATGATTAAAATTAAGGATAAATATGAGATAAAAGATTCAATTTCTTTTGATTATAGCAATAAAAGACCTTTGGAAGAACGTGTCAGCGAGATGTATAAAAAGGCAGGAAAATATCTTATAGATATTTCAGATAAGTTAGCAACAGATACAATTGATGGTTCGTCATTAAAGCCAATAATCATAAAATTTGAAATAAATGAAGCTGGTGTTGCAACAATAGAAAAACAAACAAAATATTTGGTGATGGAGGTAGAATAAGAATATGGGAGATTTAAACGCTTTTTTAAGTCAAAATGCAATAAAAGTAGAGAATAGAAAGTATGTGGCAAGTGAAAGGTTTATAGGAGAAGATGGAAAAGCAATCGAATGGGAACTTAAAGCAATAGATTCAGATAGAGATAGACAATTAAGAAAAGATTCAACTATAAGAGTACCTGTACTAAATAAAAAAGGGAAAGCAACAGGGCAATACACTAGTGAAACAGATTTTAATACTTATACTTTGAAACTGTGTGTAGAAACTGTAGTATTTCCAGATTTACATGATGCAGAACTTCAAAATAGCTATGGTGTAATGGGAGCAGAGGAACTATTAACAACAATGTTAACTCCTGGTGAATACACAGACCTTTCAAGTGAGGTAGGAGAAGTGAATGGTTTTGATAGGACTTTTGAAGATAAAGTAGAAGAAGCAAAAAACTAATTGAAGGAGGCGATTATGATGCTAGTGTAGCTCATTATTGCCTTCATAAATTCAAATGGAAACCACATGAATATACAGATTTACCAGACTTCGAGAGGGCATTTGTTGCTGCTTCTATAGATATTAAAGTAGAAGAAGAAATAAAAGAAGAAAAAAAGATTGCTAAAGAAGCTAGAAGAAGTAGAAGAAGATAAAATATAGGTAAAATATGTAAGAATTATATGTTATAATAATTGTAGCAAGAAGATGTAATCTACAATTTATAGAGTGGAGTTCATACTGGGATAAAACCTACTTCCTAATGAAAGGAGGTGGGAAGTATGGACAATTTTTTACTTAGTATATTAGCTAGCTTGATAGCTAGTTTAATTGGATATATCGTTTGTAGATGTATCAAAAACGTAAAAAGCCACTCTACTCGTGGCAAGAGTAAAAGTGGCTGGGAACTTGGTTTTAAAATAAAGTTCCGCAAATTTAAATAATTTATATTTTTTAAAATTATGAACTTCACTCTACCGCTAAATAGATTGTAGTTCTTCTTGCCTTTATTATACCACAAATTAGAAAAAATATGCAAAGTACTTGTTTTAATAGTAAGTACTTTTTTTATGTGAAAAAGAAGGTGATTGAATGAATAAAGATATAGAACTTACAGAAAAAGATTTATATTGTATTGCTAGACATATTCAAGTGTATGTGTTTAAAAAAGATGATGAGGTCATAAAAAAGGAAGATAATCCATGTTGCAGATGCAAGCATAAATTTAAGTATTATGAGAATAGTGTATGTATCTATCATTGTTCAGTATTTCAGAAGTTATCTAAAATTACAGGTCTTAAAATGGGTTTTGGAGTCAAACTATAATGTAAAAATTTTGAATATATAGTATAATATTCTTATAAAATATAATTTAGGGGGATATTATGAGAGAAGGAAAGAGAAGAAGAGGATGTCTATTTTGGTTTATCATTATTATTATATTTTCTGGGGTTGTTGGAGCAATAGCAGGGAACAGTACTAATAATGGAAGCACTGAAAAACAAAAAGAAGATTTAACTAAATATATTGGTGAAGAAGGTAATATAGGAGATTTAAAATTAACTGTTAATAGTATTTCAAAAGCTAGTGAAATACCAGTAGCTTCTGGTTATTTGGCGTACACTCCAGATAGTGGCAAATATGGTATTATAAATTTAACAATAAAAAATCAAACTAAGGAAAGCCAATCTTTTATGCTAAATTCATTCACATTAATAGGACCAGATAATTCAAAATATGTTCCATCTTTATTGATTGATGTAGGAAATAAATATATAACTATGGATACTGTAAATCCTAATTTAGATGTAACAGGTAATATTGCATTTGAAATTCCTAAGGATTTACTAGTTTCTGATTGTAAACTAAAATATAGTGGTTCAGAGCAAGAATTTATATTAAAAGAAAAATAATATATAGATTTAAAATCAAAAATACTAAAAACACTTACTAATGTAGGTGTTTTTTTAATGAAAGGATGTGATGATAATGTAAAAATTTTACTAATATAGTATAATATTCTTATAAAATTATTATACTGGGGGGGGAAATGTTATGTTTTGTTCAAATTGTGGTGCAGAAATCACAGGCATAGGCAAGTTTTGTTCAAGTTGTGGGGTTGCTGTAGAAACTGAAATTATTGAAGATAATAATATTAAATCAAATGACTTAATCGTTGATGCTAATGGAATAGAAATAAATATGACTGAAATTTATAGAAAATATAGAAAAGAAAAAGTAAACGCAATAAAAAATGTAATGGAAATAAGTGGTTTGAATATAAAGGAAGCAAAAAAAATAGTGGATTTTTCTTTTGAAGAATTAAAAATTAATTTTATTGATGATACTATGAGTAATTCAGAAAAGGAAAAAATAATACAAAATCAAAATAGAAAAAATAATATTGAAAAAGCTCAACAAGAATCAGTTGCTTGTTGCCCTAAGTGTGGTTCAACATCCTTGACAGCTCAAAAAAAAGGTTTTGGTATAGGGAAAGCAATGGTAGGAGCTAGTCTAACTGGTGGTATAGGTTTAGTAGCTGGAAATTTAGGAGCAAAGAAAGTTAGAGTTACATGCTTGAATTGTGGGAAGCAGTTTTGGGCAGGCAAAAAATAGATGTATTAATTATAAAAACACTTACTAATTTAGTAAGTGTTTTTATTATCTAAATTAACAGAAAGGAGAGTGAAAAAATGGCTACAATACAGACATCAATTCGCATATTTGATGGAATGACACCTGCGTTTCGGCATATGACAACTGCTATGAACATAGTACTGAGTTCATTTGAGCAATTACAAAGAACTTCTAGTAATGCAGTAAATGCTAATAGCATAATAAGAGCTAGAGAAGAACTAGCAAGAGCAGAAGCTGGATTTGATAGATTAGAACGACAAATAAGAGAATCAGATAATCAACAGCGAAAACTTAATGAGGATATAAATAAGGGTGCAAGTTCTACAGATAGATTAGTTGGAAGTGCAAAGAAGCTAGCAGCAACTTATTTAGGTATAAGAACATTAGGAGGTCTAGGAAATTTAAGCGACCAGATGACAAGTACTAATGCGAGACTTGGCATGATAAATGATGGGCAACAATCAGATGCTGGACTTAATAAAATGATATTTCAATCAGCTGAAAGGTCAAGAGCATCTTACTTAGATACTGCACAAATAGTGAGTCGTATAGGCATGAACGCAGGAAAGGCGTTTAGCAGTACAAAAGAAATTGTAGGTTTTGCAGAGCAATTAAACAAAAAATTTGTAATAGCAGGCGCAAGTACTGAGGAAATGAACTCGGCATTGTTACAGCTAACCCAAGGGTTGAGTTCTGGCGTATTAAGAGGTGAGGAACTGAATGCTGTGTTTGAGTCAGCACCTAACATCATCCAATCGATTGCAGATTATTTGGACGTGGACATAGGAAAAATAAGAGGAATGGCATCAGAGGGAATGTTAACAGCAGATATTGTAAAAAACTCATTACTTGCAGCAGCAGAGCAGACCAATGCAGAGTTTGAAAAAATGCCTTACACATTTTCTCAAATTTGGACTTCAATTAAAAATAATGCAATCATGATATTTGGTGTTATACAGAAAAAAATTGAACAGTCTATGTCTAGTAAGGGATTTCGAACCTTTATAGATAATTTTATAAACTCTTTGTATGTACTTGGAAATGTTGCTTATAACATTTTTAATGAAATTATAAGTATATTAGGGAGCCCGTTTTTTCAAGCATTTGTAAATGCGATTATTGTAGGTGTTAGTTTAATAGTGCAGGCACTAGGTTGGATAATAACACAGGCATTAAATATTGCTAATGTGTTTGCTCAGAACTGGAGTATTATTGCACCAATAGTACTTGGAGTTGCGGCTGCTATGTTAGTGTATAACAATGCGTTATTACTTAGTATTGCGAATAAAGTTAAAGATATTGCACTATCTGCCAAATCTTTAGTCATGAGCTTTGCACATATAGTAGCAGAGTCTTATAGAGCAGCAGCTTTAGTAGCAACTACAATAGCACAAGACGGATTAAATGCAGCAATGGCAGCTTGTCCTATTACTTGGATTTTATATGGAATTATAGCTATAGTTGTTGCATTTTTTGTAGCTATAGCAATATTTAATCACTTCGCAGGCACTAGTGTATCTGCTATAGGTGTAGTTGCAGGTGCAATATCAGTTGCAGCCTCTTTCATAGGAAACTTATTTATTGCAACAGGAAATTTAATTATAGATATTGTAGCTTTAATATACAATACTTTAGCAGGCTTTGCAGAGTTCTTTGCTAATTTTTTAGACGACCCAATTGGCTCTGTTATAAGAGCAGTATCCGGAATGGCTAATGCTGTATTAGGCATTATAAGAAGTATCGCAAGTGCATTTGATACCGTGTTTGGTTCAAACTTGGCAGATGCAGTAAGTGGATGGCAAGATAAATTGCAAGGTTGGACTGATAAAGTAGCAGGAGAAGCTAAAATAAAAGTCGAAAGAATGGACCCTAATAAACTGCATTTTGACAGATTTAATTATGGAAAAGCATGGGACGCAGGATATAAATGGGGAGATAAGTTAGAAACTAATATAAAAGATAAATTTGATATTAGCAAAATGGCAGAAGATGCAAAGAAAAAATTAGGATTGGATGATTTATGGGATAAAAAATATGGATTAGGAGATGGATTTGGTTCAGCAGGATTAAACTCTCCTCTCAATGATGCAGCAAAAGGAGCAAAAGACACTGCGGGAAATACAGCAAAGATGGCTAAAACAATGGATAAAAGCCAAGAAGACTTAAAATACTTAAGAGACATAGCAGAACAGGAAACAATCAATAGATTTACAGGAGTAAACATAAAAATTGATATGAACAACACAAACAACATAAGTAAAGATAATGACTTAGATGGAATAGTTAATGTTCTAACTGAAAAGTTAAATGATGCAATGGCTGTTTCAGCCGAAGGAATAGTTTAGGAAGGAGAGTGAGAAAATGGCTTATGATTTTTACCTAGATGGAGTACAACTACCAATCGCACCACCAAAGCTTGAAGTCAAAGTGACAAATAAAAACAAGACAGTTGATTTAATAAATGTTGGAGAAGTAAATATATTAAAAAAAGAAGGATTATCTGAAATAAGTTTTGAAGCAGAATTTACACATAATAAACTACCATTTTATCGTGGAACTTTTAGGGATGTTCAATTCTTTTTAAGTAAACTGGAACTACTAAAAACTGATTGTAAGCCATTTCAATTTATTGTATCGAGGGAATTAGGTAATAAAGTACTATTTAACACTAATATAAAAGTATCTCTTGAAGAGTATGCTATTTCAGAAGATGCAGATAATGGCTCAGATACAAAAGTTGCAATAAAATTAAAACAATATAGAGATTACTCAACTAAAAAGTTAGTTCCTGCAACTCCTGAAAAGACAAACTATGGTAGGACTCCCCCTCCAGTCATGAAACCAAAAGAATTTAGACCAGATTCATCCAATAAGCCAAATGGTAAAACATATACAGTAAAAGCAGGGGATTCTCTTTGGGCAATTTGTCAAAAGCAATTAGGAAATGGTTCGTTATACAAGAAAGTATATGAGTTAAATAAAACAATGATGGATAAAGCTAACAAGGGAAAAAAATTAAGTAAATACACCATCTATAAAGGGCAGGTGTTGAGGCTTGTCTGATGATTTAGTTCTGGCGAATGATAGAGATATAAGGCTAGTTATTGCACATTGGGAAGATTTCTACGAACCTGTAGTTTTGGATGGTATCACATGGGAAATAGAGAGACGAGGAACACCATCTAAACTTGAATTTACAATAGTCATGGATGATATATTAGAGTTTTGTGAAGGTAACTCTGTAAGACTATATTACAAAGGTGTAGGTATATTCTATGGATATATATTTCAGAAAAAGAGAGATAAAGAAAATCATATCAAGATAGTTGCTTATGACCAGCTAAGATATTTTAAGAATAAAGATACTTATGTATATAGTAATAAAACAGCAAGTGAACTTGTAAAGATGTTGGCTAAGGATTTTAAATTAAAATACAATGTCATAGAAGATACAAAATATAAAATATCGAGAGTTGAAGAAAATAAAACACTCTTTGATATGGTCTTAACTGCACTAGATGATACTCTAAGAGAGAAAAAGGAAATGTATGTTTTATATGATGATTTTGGAAGAATAACATTAAAGAATGTTGCTTCTATGAAACTTGATACGGTTATGAACAATGATGTAATTGAGGACTTTGACTACAATTCTTCTATTGATAGTGATACTTACACAAAGATTAAACTTGTGAGAGATAATGAAGAAACAGGAAAAAGAGATGTGTATATTGCTCAAGACTCAACGCATATGAGGAGTTGGGGAATACTACAACTATTTGATACAGTTGATAAAAATATGAGTGAAGCAGAGATAAAACAAAAATGTGATATACTCCTAAAACTATATAATAAGAAAACTAAGTCATTAAGTTTAAAAAATGTGTTAGGAGATATTAGAGTAAGAGCAGGTTGTTTAGTACCTGTTTTTTTGTCGTTAGGAGATATTGATTTACAAAATTATATGTTAGTTGAGAAAGTAAAACATACATTTGAAAATAACAGTCATTTTATGGACCTAACTTTGGTTGATGGAGACGAATTTGCTTCTTATTCTTCATCAAGTTATAGTAGTGGAAATACTAATAATAAAAATGAGAAACAAAATGGTCCTGCACAAAGTACTACAAGTAAAGAAGATACTGATATGGCTAATAAGATTAATAAACTACTTAAAGGTAAATTATCAAATACAGGAAATATATTTGTTAAATATTCAAATGCTTATAAAGTTAATCCAGCACTCATGGCTGCTATATCTATGCACGAATCAGCTAGAGGGACTTCAAATATTGCAAATACTAAAAATAATTTCTTTGGAATGAAAAAAAATGGAGATTACATGAGTTTTTCTAGTGTAGACGAAGGAATAAAAAGAGGTATAAGTAATTTATCAAGAAACTATATCCATATAGGACGAAAAACTTTAGAAAGCATCAGAAATAAATATTCTTCTAGTTCAGACAAAGAATGGGTAAAATGTGTAGGTGCATTTTATAAGCAAATAACAGGAAGTACTTATAATTCTAATAGTGCAGGCACAGGAGTTGGAAGTAATGAAGAAGCAGAAAAGAATTTAAAAGATTTAACTTATCAAGTTCAAAACAATAATTCTAATACATCAACAAACAATAATAATAAAGTAAGTAAAGTTATTCAAGAAGCAAAAAATCAACTTGGCAAGCCTTACAAATGGGGTGGTAATGGTCCAAAGAGTTTTGACTGTAGTGGTCTTATGGTGTGGGCATTTAAAAGAGGTGCAGGAATAAATCTCAAAAGAGTTTCAGCAGACCAATCAAAAGATAGTAGAGGAAAACTATTATGTAACATAAATGATGTAAAAGCTGGTGATTTAGTATTCTTTGCATACAACAAAGGAAAAGGAAATGTACATCATGTTGGACTATATATAGGAAATGACCAATATATTCATGCTCCACAAACTGGTGACGTAGTAAAAATAAGTAGTTTAAGTGGTAGACAAAAGAAAAAGCATGATTTTGCAAGAGCTAGAAGATTCTTTTAAGTGAGGTGATAAAGTGTCACAAGAATTATTGCAAATAATTAAGAAGGCTGCAATGGATGCAGTAGAAACAAGCAATCCAATGCAAATTGCATTTGGAACTATAGAAAGTGTTAATCCTTTGATAGTTAAGATAGAACAAAAAGCATCTTTTGAAGAATTTTTTCTAATACAAACAGAGACTTTTAAAAGATATACAGATAAAAAAATAGGGGATAAATTAGTCTTAATTAGGATGCAAGGAGGACAGCAATATTTGATTTTAGATAGGATGTGATGAAATGTTACCAACAGATAACATTGACTATGATATAGAAGATGTATCGATAATTAATTTTGATGTTAGACAAGAACCAAGTAAGACGTTTAAATTGAATATAGAGAAAAATAGAGTAGATGGTATTTGTGATGATGTAGAAGCATTAAAACAAACCATTTTTTTAATTTTAAATACTGAAAGGTATGAGCACCTTATTTATTCTAGAAATTATGGTGTTGAATTAAATGATTTAATTGGAGAACCTATTTCATATGTAATACCCGAACTTGAAAGAAGGATAACAGAAGCACTAATTCAAGATGATAGGATTGAAAATATAGATAATTTTGAGTTTCAAAATATAAAGGGTAAAGTACAATGTAGATTTTCAGTTCATACAAAATATGGAAATATAAAAGCAGAGAAGGTGGTGAGTGTATAATTGTTTGAGTTAATGACATTTGAAAATATAATTAAAAGAATGTTAGATAGTGTACCAGATACTTTTGATAAAAGGGAAGGTTCTATAATATATAATGCTCTTGCTCCTGTTGCTATAGAACTTACAGAAACATACATTGCTATGGATGAATTACTAGACCAAACATTCGTAGATACTGCTAGTTATTATTATTTAGAGAAGAGATGTAAAGAGAGAGGTATTACACCACTTGAAGCCACTAATACAATTGCAAAAGGAGTTTTTAACATAGATATTCCTATTGATTCTAGGTTTAATCTAGGAGAATATAACTATGTAGCAATTGAGAGAATATCTGAAGGTATATATAAGATGAAATGTGAGACTGCGGGACCTATTTTTGAGTTGGGACAACTAATACCTATCGAATATATAGACAAATTAGAAACAGCAGAACTGACAGAAATACTGATAAATGGAGAAGATGAAGAGAGTGAGGATAGTTTAAGACAAAGATATTATGATAGCCTAAATTCACAGAGCTTTGGTGGAAATATGCAAAATTATAAAGATGAAGTTAACAAAATACAAGATGTTGGAGGAGTTAAGGTTTATCCTGTGTGGGACGGTGGAGGAACTGTTAAGTTAGTAATAATTAACTCTAATTTCAAAGTACCATCAGAGGATTTAGTTAATTTAGTGCAAGAAGAAATTGACCCAATTGGACATCAAGGACAAGGCTTAGGATTAGCACCAATAGGGCATAAAGTTACTGTTACAGGTGTTGTAAGTACAACTATAAATATATCAGCAGAGATAACATACAAAAATGGCTACACTTGGGAGAATATAAAATCAATTGCAGAAGAAGCAATAGACGACTATTTAAATGAACTTAACATGAGTTGGGAAGATGAAGAAAACTTAATAGTCCGTATATCTCAAATTGAAACTAGATTACTTAGTATTGATGGAGTATTAGACATTGCAAATACAATGATAAATGAGGTTAAATCTAATCTAACAATAAATAGTAACAGTATAGTAGTGAGAGGTGAGGTAGTTGGATAAAGAGATTAATCTAATAAATTACTTACCACAAATTCTACAAGATAAAGAAGAATATATAAAAGTATTTAATGTAGGAAATAAAGAAATAAAAATATTACATGATAAATTAAAGGACCTATCAAATGACCAGTTTTTAGAGGACCTAACTATAAGTGGTATAAAAAGATGGGAAAAGATAATGTCTATAACTCCTAAAAGTAATGAGAGTTTAGAAGATAGAAGGTTTAGGATTTTTAGTAAATATATAAGTAAATTACCTTACTCAGAGAGATTTTTAAGGAATTGGCTAGATAGTATAGTTGGAGAAGGTAATTATGAGTTAACTATTAATAATGCTACTTATAATATACATCTTGAAAGTGATGCTAGAAATCAAGATTGGTTTGAGGAAGTTCATTCTTTTGTAAGTAATATTAAGCCATGTAATATGACTTTAGATTACACTAGAGTGCTTATAAGCAAAGACAATTATATGAATTTTGGTATAACAACCCTAATGGGTCAAGAAATAACTATATACCCTTGGAGTCCACCAGATATAGAAACTTATGGAGAAATTGATGTATTAACTGGCAATGGAGTTGGATACCAAGAGATAACAATATTTTAGGAGGTGATATATTGGCTATAGATAAAAGTTATTACACTATAATTACAGATGTAGGAAAAGCAAAGATAGCAAATGCAAGTGTCACAGGTAATAAAGTGGGATTTGTAAAAATTCAACTTGGTGATGGAGGAGGGAGTGAATATACTCCAACTGAGAGTCAGACAGCTCTCAAAAACGTGGTATGGGAAGGCAATATTGGAAATACAACTACAGATGAAACTGCACCAAATTGTATAATATTAGAGAGTTTAATACCATCAAGTGTAGGCGGATTTATGATAAGAGAAATAGGATATTTAGATGATGAAAATAATTTAATTGCCATTTCTAAATACAAAGAGTGTTATAAACCTTCTATAGAACAAGGTGCAGTGGTAGACATGAAGGTTAAAACTGTGCTTATTGTATCTAATGTAAATAATATAGAACTTAAAATTGACCCAACAATAATCTTTGCAACACTCAAAGATATACAAGACTTAGAAACTAAAATAGGTACTGTTAATACTAAAATAGATACAACTAAAACAGAATTAACAAATAATTTAGAAACTGCTAAAACAGAGTTAAATACTAGAATTGACACAGAAAATGAGAAACAAAATATTAAAATTGACCAACTTATTGCAGGTGGCTCTAATGTGGCATCTACTCAAACAATAACAATTGACGATTGGGTTGAGGATGCAGAAAATGGATTCAAAGCAACTGTAACACATAGTTTATTAACACAGAGAATAGTTGTAAATATTATAGATGTTACTACAAAAGAAAATGTAGTTACAAACTTTAAAATTATAGATGATAATTCTATAGAAATTAGAAGTGAAGTAAAAGCTGAGTTAAACGTTTATGTGATAAATGGAAATGCAGAAACTCATTTTATTAATGCGACTGTGGATGATAACAGAGTGTCTGAAATGACTACTTATTCGTCTAAGAAAATCGAGGATAGATTGATTAATATAGAAGAAAAAGTAAATGGTGGTTTATCTAGTATTGCAACAAGTGTAAATGAGTTGATAACTTATTGTTAAAGGAGAGTGAGAAAATGCAGACAGAATGGAACTTTGGGTACAATGGTTCGCCACAAAGTGTTATATTGAAACCTGGCAAATATAAATTTGAATGCTGGGGTTCTTCTGGAGGTATCAACAATTCTTCTTGGTATACTGATGCTAAAGGCGGATATTCTAAAGGTGAAATTACATTAAAAAAACAAACTACATTATATGTTTACGTCGGCGAAAGTGGTTTTGCTTCTTCATCTACGAGTAATAACACTAAAAGTGGTTTTAATGGCGGTGGTAAAGGTTATTTAAATCAACAGATTATGGGTACTTATTATTCTATGTACGGTGGTGGTGCTACCGATATAAGACTTGTTGGTGGTGCTTGGGATAATGAGCAAGGTTTGCTATCTCGTATAATTGTCGCAGGTGGTGGCGGAGGTTCATATTATCCTTCCACTGGTGGTGCAGGAGGAGGATTAGAAGGAGGTACTGGGTATAGTTCTAATGACAGATACCGTCCCGGTGGTACTCAATATCAAGGTGGTATTGGTCGTGTAAATACAGAAAACGGAAGTTTTGGAAAAGGGTGTTCTGTTAAAGATTCAACTGGCGAAGGCGGCGGAGGTGGCTGGTTTGGTGGTGCAGGCATGAATGGTGTAGGAGCAGGTGGAGGTGGAAGTAGTTATGTATTGACTAAAGACAGTTATAAGCCTACTGGCTACACACCAACATCTGAATATTATTTTGATAATATTGTTATGACACCGGGTGGAAATACTGCTGGTGCTTATGGTTACGCACAAATAACTTTACTTCAATCATTACCATTTTTAAATATATCATCTTATAATTCTACACAAGCAACATTCAAAGCTGACCACACTGACCCTACTTTATTGACTAAGATAGAATATTTTATAGATGATGTATTAAAAGAAACTATAACAACAGATTTAACAGAAGAAAAAACAATTAACTATACACTAGAAGATAATGCACTACACACACTTAAAATAGTTGTTACAGACAGTAATAATGCTACAGCAGAAAAAGCTGTCAGTATAAGTAAGAATATAATGCCATTGCCCGAAAATGTTAATTTAAATGATATATCTACTAAACTAGTTGAAGTTAATGCAGGATTTAAGACTGGTAAAACAAGTATTATAAACACTTTGGCACTAAAGAATATAGAAGCAAGTTTAAATAACACATTAGTCGAGTTGTCAGAGAAAATAAAAACAAGTTTTGATAGTTCAGACGCTAGTGTACAGGATTTGATGAACCAGTTAACACAAGCTAATAACACTATAAGTCAGTTAAATTCTAAATATAAAGTTGCTAGTGGCAATAGTGTTGTTAATTATTGTACTAATACAAAAGGATTTTATTTTAATAGTGACTATCTGTTCCTATTTCCTGGAGCCATTCAAATTAACGGACTTAATTTTGTTCCTAATATATTTTTTACTACTTTTGAATTAATTGATGATGGTTATTTTCATAAATATTTTGTTTTTGCTTGTCGTGGTATTTTCACTCAAGATTTTGTAATTACTGCTCATTATTATCGTCTAACATCATATTTACAAGATTTTAAAGTTGGAGGTGAGGTTCTTAAATTAAATGAACGTGATGTTTATATGGATAATAGAGGTATACAACTTCCTTGTTCAAGACAAGGTTCTTCTTTTAAATGGCAAGCTATAAAATTTATTTAATAAATGAGGTGATAAAATGGATAGAGCAAATAGAATAATTTACGACCAGACAGGCAAAATACTGCTACAGACAGGGGAAGCAACAGGAGATATACTAGAACATGATACAATAACAGAATTACATTATATTGATGTTGAGTATGGAAGTATAGACTATACAAGAAATAGAATTATAGGTATAAATATAGAAACAAAAGAACCAATTTTAGAAGAAATACCAGTATTTATCTCGGAGGAAGAAAAAAGAATACAAGAGTTAGAAAATCAAATTTTATTAAATGAAAATAAGAAAGTAGGAGGAATTTTATAATGAATATAAATAATGTTGTGGTAAGAATATTAGCAGAGAGAATATTAAACGGAGGCTTAAACCCTTTAAAAAAATCGAGAATTTGAACTGGATGATGTAACTAATGCAGAATACAGAAAAGCAGTAGAGGATTATATAATTAGAGAAAGTGGAGTAGTCGAAGAAGCAGAACCAACTATATAGAGGGTTCTTTTTTATTGAAAGAAGGTGACTAAATGACTTTTAAAGAGTTAGTTAATAAAGTTAGAAATCTTGTATTAGAAGCAAAGAATGTAACTATAGA